TAAAAAAATAAGCTACCAGCGAGTACTTTGGACGGTCACGCTGATAGCTTATCCACATCACGAAACGAGAACCTGCAACCACCAAGGGGGCAGTCTCCCTTTTCGGAATCTATTATACCAAAAAGGGCTGCTCTCCGCAAGAGTTAGGAGCAAAAAAACATGAACTTTCCCACGAAAACCGAAGAATTTCTGAAAACCCTCGCCCACGGCAAAGAGCCGACCAGCGAGGACAGGGAGTACGCAGAAGCTCTGGGCAAGCTGTCCGAACTAAACTACCGGGCAGGGTACGAAGCGGGACGTAAAGAAAAGTAACATAATTCCGGCAATTCGTATGTATTATAAATTACATCGTAAAATCGTTTGAAATTATTTACTTCACAAGAAAAAGTGGTATAATATTATCACGCAGAAAGGAGGTGAACGAACATGACTTTAACCAAGCACCGCAATGGCAAACAGGCCAATGTGAACATGGACACGGCAACGCTGGAAAAGGTGGATAACTACTGCCTGACACTGGACATTAGCCGTAGCCAGTTCATGCGTAAGGCCGCTGCCGAGTATCTGCAAAACCATCCGCTGCCCAATGAAAACGAAAAATGATACGCTCGCTCAGGTCGGCAAACTTTAGCGAACGTATCATGAACCACTCAGAGAGTATAGACCCTCTTTGGGTTATTATACCAGAGATGGCCTGCTCTCGCAAGATAGAAAGGCTAAATTTCTATGAATAATAATCTTGAAACCATCCGAATCTTCTCCGAAGATGTTATCCCTGTGTACGACACCGACACAGGCGAAAAGGTTGTGTTAGGTCGGGAGCTGCACGAGAGGCTCAAAATCAAGACCGCATACAAAGACTGGATTAAGCGCATGATTGACATTGGTTTTGTCGAAGGAACGGACTTTTCAGTTTTGCTCAAAAATGAGCAAAACCCTCTTGGTGGCCGTCCTAGCGCAGACCATGTTCTTAGCCTTGACATGGCAAAGCACATTGCGATGATTCAGCGGACGCCGCAGGGCATGGAGATTCGCCAGAAGCTGATTGACCTTGAGAAGAACGTGGCCGTCAACCAGTTCGCAGGGGCATCCAAAGAACTGCAAGCAATCTTCGTTCTGGACAACCGTTCCATGCAGCACGAAAAGCGCATCTCTGCTCTTGAAACCAACATGACAGTGGACTATGAGCAGCAGCGTGCGCTTCGCCGTGCGGTAAACCGTGTCGTGGTTGAAGCACTTGGCGGCAAGACCTCTCCTGCATACCTTGACAAGTCCACCCGGTGCAAGGTTTACAGTGAATGCAACAAGGATGCACAGGACTGGTTCCATGTGAACAGCATCAGCAACGTTCCTCGCAAAGATTTTGACAACGCCATCGCCTATATCGAACGGTGGCGGCCTTGTGCAAACACCGTAATGATGATTCAGAACGTCAATAGCCAGACCCAGATGGCAGTTTGAAAGGAGAACAGCTATGCTTACCGCAGATAAGATTCAGGATATGGGGGAATACCTCAACTACGCTTTCGAGGCCATGCTGAAACTCTGGCGCACCGTTGACTACGGCGAATGCGTCCACGAGCCTGTTATCGCTTGTGACGGAAAGATTGTCGATAGCGGTCAGCTTTCCTTTGAAGCGAACGAAAACGGCGAGATCGAGCCGGTTCTGCTCCGTGACAGCAAGTGCATCATGCACGATGTGAAGTATTGGATGCCCTTGCCCAATGTTGAGTACCATCCCTATCACGATAAAATCGTGAAGTAAACAACCTATAAGAAAAGCCAGTGGTTAGAGAATATCTAGCCGCTGGCTTTTTGTGTTATGCGATTATCCTTCTACAAGGTCTGCGATGGCTCCTATTGCTCCTATAAAGCTCATTTTGTATTTCTCCATTTATTTAACTGGCGTTAATAGAATTTTCGTGCCAATCGAAAGCTCGATATGGTAACCGTCTTTAATGGTAACATTCTGCTTTTCGCCAGCTTTTTCAAATTTCAGTACATCGCTCGCATCGTCAGAATTTGCATCAGACACAACAAATACTGTCGCTTCTTTGTTTTGATTTTCAACTTCGTATGTGCCAGTCGGAACCATGTACCAGATATATTTATAACCGCTCTTGTTCGTTTCTTCTTTTCCATAATCGCCAAGAACTTCATCAACTAAAACAAAAGAGCCGTTCTCTTTTACGGCTTCTTCCGAAGTAACAGACGGGTTTTCAGATTCTGTCTTTACAGATGACGCAACGGATGATGTTGGTTTTTCACTTTCAGAGCTAGCCGCAGTATCTGTTTTGTTACGAGGGCTTATCAAATCCATAATAAAAGCCAATACGAACATTACCATAAGGATTTTGAACCACAGCCGCTTATAAGCTGGTTTTGGTGGTGTATTCTCTCCACCACACTGCGGACAGGTTTTAGCGGTAGCTGCTATCCTTGCGCCGCAGTGTTTACACTTTACGAGTTTTGCCATTTTACAATGCCCCTTTCTTACGGTCAAGTATAGCACAGATTAGACCGGGAGAGGGGTCTTTTTTTATTTTTTGGAAAATTTGGAGACTTGCACAATCAGATAGGTTTCGTTTTGTGAAGGTGGGGTGGGTGTTGGCAACACAAACCACAAAAAACGCCTTTTTCTTTGAAAAATTTTATCGCGGGCATGACCCACCCCGCCCCCGGCTCGCCCTATATACCCCGCCGGTGGAGACCCCGGCCCCAGAACACCCGGACGGACTGCACATCACAGGCAGCAGGGCAGGCCGTGCCAGATGCAAGGCAGACCATGCCGGACAGATCGGGACGGCGGCGGGTTCTGGAAGGCGTGGAGTGTGTCCGAAACTGTGCAGATTTGGACAGTGCGCAGAATCTAAAAAAAGTAAACGAAAAAATTTACTTTTTTGCAAAAACCCCTTGACTTTGTAAATTAATTAGTTTACAATAAGGATGTAAACGAAAACATTTACAAACCACATCACGAAACACCAAAACAGGAGGACAAAAACCATGAAACTAGAATTTAGGACGAAAACCACCGTATACGGCACCGGACACTATCTGTGCATTGACACTAACACAAAGATCGTCTCCACCGTCCCAGAGCACTGGGTATCTAAGGACGTCCCTGTTGTAGCAAAGCGGGACATGGACACGCTAAAGGCGCAGGCCATTGCAGACGGATACACGGAGGTGTAAACCATGACAAAAAAGGACAGAGTGCAGATTGTGGAAAACGCAATCAACGAGTATCTAGCAGCCAAGCGCGGCGGAAACGCTGCTGCAATCAAAACCGCCGTTAATGGCATGGAAAACGTATATATTATGATGTGTAACTATTGTGTCCCCGGCGTTGAAACGCTCCGGGAGCTGATTGAAGGAGCAACAGCATGATGATAACGCTTGACTTTTCCCAGTGGGCCGCCCTCTGGTACGTTGGCGGCATGGTCAGCGGGGCGCTGGTTATGATTGCATTTTTCAATAGCTAAGGAGGAGCGCAGAAATGAAAAATAAAAAATATCTCGATTCGCTCGATTCGGAGAGAAAATATTGTTTGCTTGACCGTATGCGCATTGATTGCGAGTATTTTTTGGGATTCGGCGCACGCCACGAAAAATATTTGTGGGCTGGTAATGTGGCCGACCATATCGCCAATATGCTGTATTTATATGATAGCATCGGAGAAAAGCCGGAATGGCTGACCCGTGAGGACATTTTGAAATATAAAAAAGAAATGGAAGGCTAAAAAATGACGTTGTTCGAAGAAAAGGTGAACGAGTACCGCGAAAACAAGCGGCTTTTAGAGGAGCTGGAAGCAATGAACGAATCAATCAAGGCAGATATTATCTGCATGATGCAGGGCGCGCCAGAGATGGCGCAGGGAACCGCAAAGGCCATTTATAAGGACGTTCAGAGCGTCCGGTTAGATAGCAAGCTGCTCAAGACGTTGCACCCGGATGTGTATGCAGAGTGCAGCAGCAAAACCACATATAAGCGTTTTAGCGTGGTATAAGGGGGTTATAACATGAGTGATAATCTTATTTCCCGTATCTTTTCGGACTATCACAAGGGCAAGGACGGTACAAACGGCCGCAAATACCGCTATACACTCGAATATAATCCGTTGTCCGCCGTTCCCACTTGGATTATTCGGCAGCCGCTGAACGGCGGCGCGTGGGAATGGGTGCAGCCGCTTCCATTGAATCTGTGTTTTACGCCGCGCGGCGCTGTACGGTGAAAAGGAGGTAATTGCAAAATGATACTATCTTGCATCCTGTTTTTCTTTTGGTTTTTCAGCGCCCTGTTTAAAGCGTCCAAATAAGAAGCATTCTACCCGGTCAGAAATGGCCGGGCTTTTCTTTACCTTGCATCTGCTGAGGGTGCAGGGCTTTTATTTTTACCCGGCGGCGTATCAGCCACACACAAGCGTTCACAGCGGATTTTCTGCTATCAATGCAATTATACAGCCCAAACATCAAAAGCCTTTACAGGGCTTTGTATGGGCGTTTCTGTTGATTTGACCCATTCCAGCGCACGCAATACAGCAGCCACACAAACCGCCTATACACCGCCTGCGCAACGCTGGATGGCATACCGTCAAGTGCTGCACCTCCACCAATACCAGATACCACCGCCATGCCGGACGCTGTACAGGGGCAACGTGTCCACCTACTATAATAATGTATATAAGGGTGCAGCGGTGCGCCCCTGTCGTGGATCTATGCCAGGCAGTGCAACATAGCGCAGACCATGCCAGCGGCAGCGGTACGGTCCAGTGGCAGGGACACGGCGGGCGGTGCGGAACCACTGGCGGCTACCGCCGCATCTCTTTTCGGGCTTTCGCCCGATAGCTAATAGAGGTCAGCAATAGTCGTAGCGTTCCGGCTGAAATAGTCGTAGTTTCTCCAATAAAATAGTCGTAAAGTCGTCAGATGACTAGCTTTTGAAAGTCCTATATATTGTACAACAATAAGCAGTTCGCTGATAGTCGCAGAGTAATAGTCGTAGCGTTTTCTTGCGAACCATCGTCAAATAGTCGTGTATTTTTTGTGTGAAATAGTCGTTTGCCTTTTAGGAAAAGAGAGGTGCGATAGTCGCTAAGCCATCAGACCACCAAAAAAATCAATATGTGTAAAGACACCTGTCAATTTTAATCCCAATCACATTACCTCAAAATATTTATCAATCGTACTTATTATAATAGTCGCAAATAATTGCTCAATCTTTTTAACTATTATTCCACCGTAATAGTCGTATCATTCGATTCGGTTCGTTTCTCTCCGATTTAATTACCGACAGCCACAATCATATCATACCAACCAACTAAGATTATCCATTCGGCGAATACCTCAATACTTTTAACTGTCTAATAAGACTATCCGACTGGTCAGTTGCTTTCAATTTGTAATCAACTGCTCATGCCACTATGCAACATTTCTACATATTCAACAGACTACAAAATGAAGTCAATTCTCCATGTAAAATAGTCGTAGAGGCTAACGGGTTAGATGCTACTGCCCTATGCAGGTTAGATGCTGTTGCCGTTGAAGGCCACCCGGTCGGCGCGGTGCGCCGGACGATAGAAGGTGACGTAACGTAGAGATCAGATGGACGGTATTCCTTTATCCAGCTAATAGAGCCTGACGAAAGATGCCGGTCACGGTCTGCTCTGTTGGCTAACGGTGTAGCTTTTGGAAATAGAGGGTTGTAGGGGGAAAGAACCTTTACAGGCGATTGAACTCTGGTTCACTGTACTGTTGCTTCTCTTGCTCTCTGTCAATCCACATATCAGCAAAGGCCTTCCAGTTTGTTATATGCTTTCCGGTCTTGGTCATCCAACCTGTTCCCTCATAGTAGTTCATGAACCTGCTGGCAAGCCTATTCTCACATCCGGCATCCAAAAAATACTCGCTCACATCCTCGAAGTCCGGCGTGCTGGCGTTCCCATCGGGCGGGTCGCCCGCTTTCTTAATAACTTTTATTCTTTTCTTTTCTTCTATATTAAGGAGGTGAACGATTGTTCCCCTCACAGGTGAAGCATCGTTCCCCTCAGAGGTGAATGATTGTTCACCTCCC